TATGGATAACTTTGTTATTAGACCTTTCCAAAAAGATTTACTAGATGACTTCTGTGAGATATTATCTGTAAATGGAATATACCTAAACTTATACTTTGTTACTTTACAACCTATTGAGTTTACAGAACTAGACAACATCTCTACTAAGATTAAGAGAGAAGAAGAAACAGGAGAGAAGCTAAGTTCTCAAGAAGAACCAACAGACTTTTCTGATGAAGAAGGAGATGATATGTTAGAGCAATTAGAAGGCTTAGGAGAGATTATAAGCGATGATTGGGAGGTTATACATACTGAGAAGTATGCTGAGGAGTTAAGTGAGGTTAAAATGGCTGAAATTAAGTCTAGCAATAAGTCATCTAAAGAAGATAGTGAAATCTATAAAGTTAGATACGCTTACATGCCTGTAAGAAAATCTCCAGACAGTAGAATTTTCTGCAAGAAGATGGAAACATTTACAGAAAGAAAGATAGTATTTAGGAAGGAAGATATTAATATGATGTCTTTTAGAGGTGTAAATAATGAGTTAGGTCATAACAGACAAAACTATAGTTTACTAAAATTTAAAGGAGGTAAAAACTGTCATCATTTCTGGGAATTAAGAGTATACAAGTTGAAAGGAGATAAGAGAGTAGACCCTAATTCGGCTTACGAGAAAGGTTTAAAAGAACCTAAAAATCCAAATGAGATGACTGAAAGAATGATTGATAGACCAGACAGAGGGGCTTATCCAACTAATAAAAAATAAGATATGGCGACTAAAGCATTATTTATAACATTAAATGACTTAAAAAGAAAGTCTATTATATCTGGAAATACAGATGATGATAAGCTAATACAGTTTGTAGAGGTTGCTCAAGATTTGCATATCCAAAATTATTTAGGTGGAAACCTATACGACAAGTTACAGGACTTGATACTAACAGACACACTTGATGATGTTGCCAACGTTAACTACAAGAATTTAATTAATCAGTATGTAAAGCCTATGTTGATTTGGTTTAGCCAAAGTTCTTACCTGCCATTCGCCTCTTATAATATTGGTAATGGTGGTATCTATAAGCACATTGGAGATAATAAACAGGCTATAGATAAAGATGAGTTAGTACATTTAATGGGTAAAGTTAATGAGACTGCTGACTTTTATACTAGGAGATTTTTAGATTACATGGATTACAATAACAATCTGTTTCCAGAATATAACACATCTACAAATGAACAGATGAGTCCAGATACAGATTCTAATTTCTCTGGAGGTATATTTTTAGGATAGTATGAAGAAAAAGATTTATAAACCAAAAGACTCCAATGTTAAGAAGATGGAGATATTGTTTAAAAAAATAAAAGAAAAAGATAATGGCAAACGAAATATACGATAGTTCTTGGTGGGGTAACACAATAGATACTGCATCTTCTATTGGAACATCAACTGAAATGATACAAGGACAGTTTAATATGAATGACAGACAAGAAGTTGAAGCAGTTAAGTGTTTAGCAGATTCAATTCATAGAATAGGAATACAAGATATACAAAACTAAAACAAATGGCAAAACCAAAATTAGCATTAATACCCTGTACACAAGGCTACTTTTATAGCTCTGTTTTACCTTCAGATGGTAGTGGAGATTTTAGAGGTGGTAGAAGTGGTAAGGCAACAAGAATAAACTCACAAGGACTAATAGAAGAAGTAGACGATGGAGTATCAAGATTAAACTATCCAATGATTGATGGTAAAGTTGTAGGGTGTCCACATCATATTTTAGAACCAGCTAGGACTAATTTAATACAGTATTCAGAAGATTTTAGCAATGCTTATTGGACAAAGCAAGACGCATCAATTACATCTAATCAAGGCATTTCTCCAGACGGAACTTTAAATGCTGATTTATACACTACAAGTTCTGATGTTTATGATTTTGTTAGAAGAACTTTTAGCTTTACATCTGGAAATACCTATACTCTTTCAATATTTGTCAAATCTGGAACATCAAATGAAGTTAGATTGGATTTACCATCTGCTTTTACAGATAGGTCTGTCATTTTTAATATAGAAAACAAAACTTATATTAAAACTACTGGTTCTCCTATTGCTAAAATTGAAGATTATGGTAATGGTTGGTTTCGTTGTTCTATAACATCAACTGCTACATCTACATCTTCTGGTACTACTGGTTTTTCAAGTGCTAAACCAATATCGGTATCAACACTATATTTATGGGGCGCACAACTAGAAGAAGGCTCATATCCAACAAGTTATATCAAATCTAATAGTGGAAGTACAACTACTCGTTCAGCTGAAACTGCTAATGACTCTGGAGATGCAGCTACGTTTAATGATTCAGAAGGTGTTTTGATAGCAGAGATAAGTGCTTTGGCTGATGATTTAAACATAGAGGGTATTTCTATTTCTGATGGCTCGAGTAGTAATAGGGTTGTTATGTTTAAATGGAACTCTTCTAACACAATTAAAGTAAGAGTAGCATCTGGAGGAGTTAATTATGTTAATGAAAATATAACTGTAAGTGATGTTACTGATATAATGAAAATAGCAATAAAATATAAACAAAATGATTTTGCGATTTTTATAAATGGCTTTGAATTGTTTACAGAAACATCTGGCTCTACACCAGTAGGATTAGATACTTTGCAATTTAATTCTGATGGTACTGGTAGTGCGCCTTTCTACGGAAAAGCTAAACAACTACAATACTACAATTCAGCATTAACAGATAGCGAACTAGAACAACTAACGTCTTGGACATCTTTTACAGATATGGCAGAAGGACAATTATACACAATAGAATAATATGGCACAGAAACTTAAATTCGGTAACGGAACTTTTGCGACAAAAGAAGGCTCTACGTTAGCTTATAATGATGAGAATAATAACTTTAAACCTCTACCTTTTACAACAACTAGAGATAGTATTGCTACAAGAGTAAACAAAGAAGGATTAATAGAAGTAGTTGGTAGAGATGTACCAAGAATAGATTATACAGATAGTGCAGATGGTGTTCTTTTGTTAGAGAATAGTTCTACTAATTTATATTCATACAGTAATAAATCAAGCGAATGGTTAAAAACAAATTGGACTACTACTGATAATTATGCTATAAGTCCAGATGGCACACAAAATGCGTTTAGAGCAGTTTCATTAAATAACTCTGGACTTTTATATCAAACTGCAACTGGCTCGAGTGGAGTAAATACATTAAGTGTTTATGCAAAATCAAATACAAGTACAAATCAAAAGTTTAGATTTTTTGGTAATGGTAATACATTAACTTCTAATGATTTTACTGTTACTAATGAGTGGAAAAGAATTGAATGGAGTTATACTTATTCATCAGTAACTTCTGGAATAAAAGGTGCATCTAATGAATTAAGTGATATTTTGTTTTTTGGTTTTCAACACGAAGTTAATGACTTTGCAACATCCTACATCCCAACCAATGGCTCAACAGTTACAAGAGTAGCTGATACTGCAACTGGTGCTGGTAATAGTGAAGTGTTTAATGATAGTGAGGGAGTATTGTTTGCTGATATAGGAACAAATGGTCTTTTAAGTACTGGATATTCAATAATTTCTTTAAATAGTGGGGCAACAAATAACAATATATTTATTGAAATTTCAACAAATGGAAAACTTGTTTTTTATGTTATTAGTAACGGAACTAATGTAGCAACTTTTATAAGTAATACAATCCCTTTAAACACATATGTGAAATGTTTAATCAAGTATAAACTAAATGATGTTTCTTTTTGGATTAATGGTTTTAAAGTTCATTCAGACTCTTCTGCACCTATGCCAGTTGGGTTAAATCAACTTGATTTTGATTACGGAAATAGTCTTTATAATTTCTACGGTAAAACAAAAGAACTTGGCTACTACGATACTGCATTAACAGACGAAGAATTAGAATATATGACAAGCTACCGTACATTAAACGAATTAGTAACAGAATTAAACTTAAACGAATTATAAGATGGCAAACACATTAAAATTTGGTAATGGAGAATGGTATGGAAAGAAAGATACTATCCTTGCCTATAATGATGAAAATAGTA